GCGGATGAATTTCAGATTCCGGCATTAGAGGGAGAAGAACTTTATAATGTATTTTTTCAGATGCGTCTGGATCATCCGGAGATATTTTGGGTGAGCAGTTATAAATACCGGTATTATAAAGATTCTCCGAATCTGATTTTTATTCCAGAGTATCTTTTTGATAAAAAGAAGATTTGCGAACATCAAAAGGCTATGACTGCCAGAGTTGAGAAGCTGATTCGCCCGGCTCAGAAGCTGTCTGAGTGGGAGAAAGAGAAGCATGTACATGATTTTATCTGTGAAAATATCCGCTATGACAAACTGAAAAAATCATATTCCCATGAAATTATCGGACCGTTGGGGCAAGGCGTTGGTGTTTGTGATGGTATAGCATACAAACAGATAAAAGAAATAGCGTAGATGTGGGGATTAAAATAGCCGCATAAAACAATTTATACAGGTTTTGTCTAAAATCTCAATACCTCTTTGGTTATTACTAAATATTCAAAGTAATAGCTAAGGAGGTTTTTTTATGATTAAACTGGAGAAACTGGAAAAAGGTGAGTTTTTTGAGGATGCTTTTCTCGTATCCTACAGGTACAACAAAGACTATTTAAACAAGATGAGATCACTCAAATACAAAAGGTATGTGCCGGATAAAAAGGCGTGGGAGATCCCCTCAAGTGAGCTTAAGCACTTAGTAGATCTCTTTGGGGTTGATGATATCAATGTAAACGCTAAATATCTGGAGGGCTTAGTTGAGAAAGAAGAGAGTAAGGCTGAGGAGACTCCTGAGGATATCAAAGAACGTTTAAAAGATATTAAGCCTATTGTTGACTATCCATTTAAAACAAAACCTTTCCCTCATCAGATAGAGGCTTTTAACAGGGGCTATGAGTGTAAGGATCTTTTACTTGCAGACGATCAAGGACTTGGAAAGACAAAAGAGAGTATTGATATTGCAGTAGCCCGGAAAGGTGAGATAGGTAAATGTCTGATAGTCTGTGGAGTAAACTCAGTAAAATATAACTGGAAAAAAGAGGTATCAGTACACTCAAATGAGAGCTGTGTTGTAATTGATGGAAAGACAGTAGATAAAAGGATCCAACAGATAGATCAGTGGATCTATGGTAGTCCTTACTTTGGAATTATAAATATAGAGAGCCTGAGAAATGAGAAGATCATGGACAGAATTTATATGGATTGTAAGGATGATATTATAGGGGCTGTAATCGTGGATGAGATCCATAAAGCTAAAAATGGTATGTGCTCTCAGGGTAGATCTGTGAGACAGCTCAACAGCAAGATCAGGATAGGACTCTCTGGTACTCCAATGAATAAAGCAGAAGATCTCTGGAATATCCTCACATGGCTCAGAGTGGAAAAGAGAAATTACTATCAATTCAAAAATAGATACTGTATCATGGGAGGCTTTAATGGTTATAAGGTAGTTGCTCACAGAAATCTGGATGAACTAAATAAAGAGCTTAATACTGTTATGCTGAGGAGAAAGAAAGAGGAAGTGTTAGACCTCCCTCCGAAAATTTACACTACTGAGTACATTGAGCTTACCAGAAAACAGAGGATCCTCTATAAAGAAATCCGTCAGGGTATCGTGGATAATCTGGAGAATATCCTTGAGATCCCTAACCCTCTGAGCTGTACAGTAAGACTCAGACAGCTTACCGGAGGAGTCTTTGGGGATGATAACCCTAAGTTAGAGAGAGTAAAGGATATGCTGGAGGAAATCACAGAAAGCGGTCATAAGGCTTTAATCTTCTCTCAGTGGGAGCAAGTTACCTCTGTATATAAAGAAGCCTTAAAAGCCTATAATCCGGCTTATATAGTGGGAGCTGTAGATCCTGAGGACAGACAGAAAGAGGTTGATAGGTTCCAGAATGATCCTACTTGTAAAGTGGCTATAGGAACTATAGGAGCTATGGGAACAGGTCTTACAATGACAGCGGCAAGCTATGTTTTCTTTGTAGATAAACGCTACTGGGATGCTGAGAATAAACAGGCTGAGGACAGGGCTCACAGAATTGGAACTACAAATACAGTAAACGTGGTATCTCTGGTAGCCACTAATACAGTAGATGAGGGCATTGAGGAGATGCTGAGGGATAACAAGGCTCTCTTTGACAGAGTAGTTGAGGGTAAAGGATCCCGTGTAGATATGGGAGAAATTCTCAGAAAGATATTGCAGTATTAAGGCTTTAATGCTAAGATATTATATAGGTTTATGCTAATGAGGGATAAATGAGGAATAAAAATAGATCATTGAGGAGGACTGAGGAATGAAAGTTATCAATGGAATAATCCACTATACAGCTACAGAAGTATCTCAGCTCTGTGGAGTATCTACTCAGACTATAAAGCTCTGGAATAAAGCAAGTGAGCAAAGGGAAGAAGCCGGGGAGGATAGACTGATCCCGGCTCCTCACACTGAGCCAAACGGCTATAAATACTGGAGTGCTGAGGATACTCAGAAGATTATAGAGTATGCTGGACAATCTCATAAAGAGAGATATGGTAACATGAAGAAAGAGGGCAAATGAGCCCTCTTTTTTTTTCTTGTAGGGTAGGACAAAAATGGGATACCCTAAGACAATTTTGTCCTACCCCTATCTCATTTCTGTCCTACCAAAGATTAATCTATTAAAATATAAAAATAAATCAAAGATTTATTTTAGAGAGGAGTTCAAAAACTTTTCTTTTTTTTTTTTTGTCTAAAAATCTTATCAGCTTTCAGTTATTACTCAGTGCAAGGCAAATAAAAGAAAGGAGCTAAGAGCTATATGATTCAATTAAATTTTTTAAATGCTGTAGTAGAAGATAATGGCAACGGGCTTAGAGTAAATGGTAAAGACCTCAACAGCATTATCTCAGCGGCTTTAGGAACTATCAAAAAGATCCCCGGTAGATATGAGTATTTGGGGGAGGAGAATAAGAATAAACCTTTTGAGTCTCAGCTCTGTAATGTTTCAGTGACTATTGATGATATATCAACAGAGATCACAGAGACTATTACTTTTGCTGAGAACGGAAATGTACAGGAGGTTACTCTGGCAGAGTTTGAGAAAGGGTTAGAGGATGAGCACTCTCAGGAAGTTAAACAGGCAGATCCAGAAGAATAAAAAGGAGTTGCCAATGAAAAAGGTTGTTGCCCGGAAAATGGGGTTGACTACAAAAGAGTTAAATAAAAAGTATTTCAAAAAGAATAAGGAGGAAAAGTAATATGTTTAGTGGTATGGGAATGTTTGGAGCTTTTGGTTTTGATCTAGAGGAAGAGACAAAAAAAAATGAAGAGATGAAGCGTGAGGCAGAGCTCAGAAAGAAGTATGAGGAGAATCTGGATAAGCCTATCACAATTACTCAGCGTCAGTTTATGGAGATCTCAGCTCAGGTAATGACTAATGGTAAATTTATGAGCATTGCTAAGGAGCGTGATCCTCAGATGAGAGCTATGCTGGTGTTAGCAGTTACCCCTATCATGGCTGATCTCACGAAAGAATTATTTGCAAAAGATTTTGAAGAGGAGGAAAAATAATCATGGCAGAGAATACTAACAATAAACCACAGGTAAGAGTAGCCTCTATTGAGGTGGAGTTAGGAATGAGTGTACAGAATAAGGCTGGGATCTGGTGTAAGCCTACAGCAAGAATGGTACTTACAGTAGATGGAGGAACATCTCCGGCTCAGAGAGCGGCTATCATCAAACAGGGATTTGATGAGGTATGTGAGAATATTGAGAAGCTGTTAGAGGAGATGTAGGATGAAAGAGGTAAATTGTACAGCACTTTCCTCAGAGGTAGTAGAAGCCATTTATAATAAATCTGATTTATCTCTTGCGGCTAAGGGACTGTTTATTTTGTTATCTTGTGGATTTGAGGATATTGATTTTTCGGATCCTGAATATGTGACAGCTTTTAAGGAGTTACATGATAAGCGTTATCTGAATTTCTCTTTAGGTTGTTAATTAGTTTCTGGGAGGGGTAGCACCCTCCCATTATTTACCGGAGGTGAGGTAGATGAAAATTTCAATAGAGGGGTTCGATCAATCAAGAGCTGTAGAGTTGGGGCTATGCGTGGCTGATATGGTTTTACTCAGATGGTTTGTGGATTTCTCTAATACTGGAGCAATGGAGAAACGAATAATAGACGGAAAGGAGTATTTCTGGATCAGTTACGAATATGTTTTACAGGAGTTGCCTATTTTAAAAATCAGTAAGAAAACTTTATACAGATGCTTTAAGGATCTGGTAGATAAGGGGATTTTGACTCATGCTTTTGTTAAGGATGGAGGGAGCTATTCTTTTTATGGGTTTGGAAAAGGGTTCTTTTCCCTTGTCAGTAGCAGTAGTTTTTCTGGGGCTGTGTTACATACATCTCAAAAGCCTCCAGCGGAAAAGAAACCTGTAAAAAATTCTCTTACCAAAAAAGAGGTTGAAAGCAGAATAGCAGAGAGCTTTACTGGTGAGTCTTTGAGATCTTCTTTTAATGATTTTCTGGCAATGAGGGTAAACATTAAAAAACCTATATCAACCTCAGGAGCTCTTACCAGAATGATTAACCGGGTGAAAAAGCTCTCTGATGGGGACGAATCTTTAGCTGATAAGATATTAGATCAGAGTATAAGGAATAACTGGCAAGACATTTATCCTCTGAAAGAGGGGTATGTAGGTACAAGTAAGGACTCAAAGATCACAAGTAAACAGTATGATCCGGCTGAGCTTGCAAGAGATGAGAGTGGAAATTTGAAAGTATTTTAAGTTTGAGGAGAGTATAAAAGCTCTCCTCATTTTTTTTTTGTCTAAAAATCAGAGATTAACTGGTTATTACTCAGAAAGAAAGGAGTTGTAAATCTATGAAATGCTATGCAGAGAAGTATTGCAAAAAATCAAAGACTGAGTGCAATGAGTTTTGTGACGGGTACAGACTCTTGAGAGCTTTATATAAAATGAGCCGGATCCCGGAGCGGTACTGTTATAATATCCCACTTGTACCAGAGGGGAAAGATCTGGGAGCTTTTGAGGCTCTTAATGATTTTATGAAAAGTGTTGAGGAGAGAGTTGAGAAAGGTGAGGGGCTGTATATCTGGAGTGAGTCCACTGGTAACGGTAAGACCTCATGGGCTTGTAAGATCCTGAGCTATTATTTCCGAAAGGTGGCATTTAAGAGCGGCTTAGAAAATGAGGGGCTGTATATCTATCTCCCTACTTTTCTGGATGATCTTAGACAGAGCTATGATGATCTTGATCCAGATTTCTCAGAGCTGTTAGCAATGCTTAAAAATTGTAAGCTCTTGATTATTGATGATATAGGAGCTGAGAAGTCTACAGAGTGGGTAAATGAGAGATTGCTCAGTATCATCAATACCCGGATGATGAAAGGACTCAGTACCATTTATACCTCTAATTGTTCTCTGGATGATATAGGGAAAAGAATGGGGGAGCGGATCAGGAGCCGGATAAGAGGATCCGTGACAGAGATACATCTAACCGGACAGGATAAGAGGGGAGGGGTTAAGTAATGGCTGGTAATGGATTAGTAGAAGAGAGCTATATTTGTAAACTCTTAGAGGGGGGATCTCTTGATACTTTGAAAGAGTCCGGGCTTCGGGATGAAATGTTTTTAACCTGTAAGGATCAGATCCAGTTTATACAGAAGCATGAGGCAGAGTATAAACAGCTCCCGGATAAAATGATTTTTTTACAGAAATTCAAAGACTTTCAAATGTTGGAAGTAACAGAGAGCATGGACTATTTAGCTGACAGGATAAAGGAGCAATTCCTCTACACTAAGTTAGTCCCTATAGTTCAGGAGGGAGGAAACCTGTTAAGAGAGGACTCCCTGAAAGCCTATGATTATCTGAGAGCGGCACTGGAGACTTTACAGAAAGATAACCCGGTAAGTAAAAACAGAGAGGGTGTAGATATCATCTCCTCAGCTAAAGACAGATTAAGCTCTTACCTGAAAAGGTGTGATATGAAAGGGTTAATGGGTATCCCTACGGGACTCACTCAGTTAGATGATATTACAAATGGATGGTTGTTTGGTGAGGAGCTTGTAATCATCACAGGTAGAACTAATGTGGGTAAATCATGGATAGCTGAGTTTTTCGGTACAGTGGCGTGGGAGTTATAAGATCCTCCAGTATTCAGGAGAAATGAGTGTGGAGATGGTAGGTTTTAGATTTGATACACTCCATAAACACTTTTCTAACATGGGACTCCTTAACGGATCCGGGATACTGGGAAAGAAAGAGGGATCAGATGGAGCTAAGCTCTTACAGGATGATTATAAAAATTATATCTCTCAGCTCTCTACAAAGTCAGGCTATGTGATTGTTACTCCTGATGATTTTGGAGGAAGAAAGCCAACAGTAGGAGAACTGGAGACTCTGGTTAAAAAGCTGGGCTCAGATATGATTATCATAGATCAGCTTTCTCTTATGACAGATCAGAGGAGAGCGGATACTCCCCGTATTGCTTTTAACAATATCTCTGAGGATGCTTTTATGCTGAGTAAGAAACTGGGTAAGCCTGTAATTATGTTGGCTCAGGCAAACAGAGAGGCGGTCAAGAATAAAAAGAAAGGTCAGTCTCCAGAGTTACATGATCTGGCTGAGTCTGATGGAGTAGCTCAGAACGCTACCAGAGTAATCTCCCTCTCAGTAATTGATGGAATTTTAAAACTCTCCGTGAAGAAAAACAGGTATGGTATCAACAACAAGGATGTAATGGTGATGTGGGATATTAACGCCGGATACATTAAGCCATTACTGGAGAACAAAGAGGGAGAGAAAGGGGAGGCTGAGGATTATGGATTCTGAGAAAAGAGAAAATATAAAATGGAGCCTGTTTTTACTTGGTCTGGTAGCGGCTGTATTTTTCAGTATTATCTTGATGTGTATAGGCTTTTATCATGTGTTCTTTGAAGAACCTCAGGAACCACAGAGCCTCCCTTATGAGGTGATTGTATATGATCGGAGTAACAAGGCTATTATTGATTATGGGGCAGTATGTGAGGTAAAAGATGGGGTATTATATCTCTATGACGCTACAGAGCTGGGGAGGAAAGATGTGAGCTACTTGGTAGAGTAAAATTAAACTTTTGAAGAATTTTAAAATTCTTTGTCTAAATATTCACCTCTTTTAGGTTATCACTCTATGAGAAGCCTAAGGGAGGTGATTTTAGTTGAGTGATAGATTATGTAGTAAAGATGTAGCTGATCTCATGGAGAAAAGACATGATAACTTGATGAGAACTATCAGAACAGATCTAAAGAACCTTGAAACCCCGGAGAAGTATTATAAAGAGGATACCTACACAGATGGTAAAGGAAAAGTCCGTGAGTGCTTTCAAGTTTCTTTAGATGGCTGTAAGAGGCTCTCTAATAAGCTCAAGGGAGAGTTAAAAGAGGAGTTCCTTATTGCTGTAGGCTTAAGACTAAAAAATGGCACAGAGGGGCAAAACACGAAGCCTGAGAGTGAACCTGAGAAAGAATATACTCTTGAAGAGGCGGCGGCTGAGTTAGGGATCTCAAGGAGGACTCTGGGAAGAAAGATTGATGCCGGAGAAATCCAGACAGAGAAAAGGGAGTATCAACAGATCCTCATAAAAGAGAGATCCATAGTAACAGAGTCAGCTCTTGAGGCATACAGAAAAAGTCTGGAGGTAGAATAAATGTTTAAGTGGAGATTGAGAGCCTGTAGAGTACAGGCTGGATTGTATCAGAGAGAAGCGGCTAAAGCTCTTGGAATCTCTGAGGTATCCCTTGTAAATTACGAAAAGGGAAAGAGTAGCCCGGACATGGATTTAGGGCAGAAAATGAGTGAGCTCTATGGAGTCCCTATGGATATGATGGACTTTACAAAAGTAGGGAACAGAGTAATAAAGGACTAAAGGAGGATATCAGGAATGAGTAAGGATCTGGATGTTAATAAGCTGATGGATAGTGTAAAAGCTCTCTCAGTAGAGAATGAAAATTTATTGAGTGAGAATGAAAAGTATAAGGCTGAGGTTGCAAAACTGGAGTCCGAGATTAAGGAATATAAGAGAAGCTGTGATGATCTCTATAAGGATAAACATAAGGTAGAGGTTGATTTAGCGGCTGAAAGAGACAAGGCTAATGCTTATCAGAGAGAAAATGAGATACTGATACGAAAAATTGACAGCAGTTTGACAGTAGAAGAACTGTTAAGACACTTATCAAAAGGTGGAGGTAACAGTGTAGTAATTGGGATTAAGTAAAAAGAAAGGAGCCTTATGGCTCCTCTCCCTGTAGCTCTTTCAGTCGGAGGGCTACGGCTCCTAAAACTTTGATATCCTCATCAGGCAATGTCTTGATTAAGGCTATTAGATCTTTTTGATCTTCACTCTCTGTCTCTGTAAGAGCTGTGAAGTTAAAGAACTGACTTACAGGAGCGTGTAGATAATCAGCTAATTTTTGGAGGGTATCCATATCAGGTAGATGCTTTCCGGCTCCCCAGTTTGAAACTGTAGGAGCGGATGTGTTCAAGTGGTTAGCTATGTCTCTCCCTGTTTTGTCTGATTTACTCTTGTAGTAATCAAAAGCCTTAACAAAATTGTCAATGAGAGGTGTTCTGGTTGAGATTGTTCTCACCTCCTCTCTTTTGGGGATATGGTAATTATAACATTAAACAAAACAAATGTAAAGAAGAATGAAAGAAAAGTTAAGTTTAACAAAACTTTTTGTTGACATTAAGTTGAACTTAACATATACTGAGGATGTTGGGAGGTTTTTATCAAAAAATTTTACAACGCCTATTTTTATACCTATTGAGTTAAGTTCAACTTAACTTTTGAGGAATAAATAACAATTTAAGGAGGATACAAAAAAAAATGGAATTAACAACACTCTACAAACAGTACAGAGCCGCAAAGATGGCGGCAGATCAGGCGGCAAAAGAAGAGGACAAACTCAAGAAAGCCCTCAAGAAAGCAATGGAAGAAGCTGGGGTTAAAAACTACACGGATGAGGACGGTTTTCTCTTTGAAAGAATCGTACAGAACAGAAAGAGCATGGACGAAAAGGGTGTGCTGGAGAGCCTCAAAGAGAAAGGACTTACTCAGTGTATCAAGACAGTTGAGGCAGTAGATGAGGCTAAGGTACTTGAGGCTATCGAAGCTGGAGAGTATACGGCTGAGGAGCTCCAGAAGTACCTCACAGTCAAAGAGGTTGTGATGTTGAAACTTACAGATCCGGCAAAAGTCAAGAAATGATAACTGTCTGGAATACTCCGATAGCGGCAAGCGTGGAGCAGATCCTCAGAGATCTCAAGCTCATGCTTTTCGCTGAGGGGTTGCTCAGGGATCAGAACAATACCGGATCTGATGTGATGGTTACTTGTCCATTCCACAAGGGAGGGCATGAAAGAAAGCCCTCCTGTGGTGTGAGCCTCAAGGAAAAGATAACGCCGGATAAAACCTATGAGGCTGGTACAGTCCACTGTTACACCTGTGGTTATACCGCTGACCTCCCTACTTTTATCAGTGATCTGTTAGGGATGGGAAACCCTATGGAGGGGTTTAAGTGGCTGGTAGGACATTACAACTACTCAGCAAATGACCGGGAAGAGATTCAGTTTAATTTCTTCCGGGGAACTGATGAGGGACAGGTAGCCGCTATGGATGAGGGAGAGGTTGAGGAGTATCACAAGAACCTTTTGAGGAGTTCAAAAGCTCAGAACTATCTCAGGGGGAGATGTATAAGCCGGGATGTGATGGAGATTTACAACTTAGGTTTTGATCCAGCGGATGAGGTGGTTTTATTCCCGGTCTACTCCAGAAAGGGAGATGTGCTCTTTTACAAGAGCCGCTCACTGGTGGGAAAGCACTTCTTTAATGCAAAGGACATAGACAAGACCGCCGCTGTTTACGGACTCTATCAGACCTTAGAGGCAAAGATCCCGGACAGTACAGAGATCTGGTTAGTGGAAAGTGAGATAGATGCTCTGAGCCTTGTTTCTAAAGGTATTTTAGCGTGGGCTTTCATGGGATCGGATATCTCAGAAAAGCAGATTAAGGAAATGTGTCAGAGTCCTTATAGGAGATTTGTCATAGCTACAGACAATGACGAAGCCGGGAGGAAAGCGGCAAGACGGATAAAAGACAAGCTCATACCTTTAGGCTTTCGCTTTTTTAATCTCAAGTGGCTTACAGATCTCAAGGATGTAAATGAGCTGATTCAGAATTACGGGGATGATTTTGAGGATTATCTCCACAGGTATTAAACAGGAGGAAAACAGGATGAGAACAGGATTATATAAAAGATTAAGCAATGAGGAACTGGTAGAACTGTACAAGGCTGGAGAGTCTGATGCTTTTGAGGCATTACTTAAAAACACTGAGGGACTGAGAGCTACTTTAGCTCAGAGATACTTAAACATTCCGGGTAGTGAGTTTGAGGATCTGATGAGTGAGGGAGCTATAGAGATGCTCTCAGCTATCCAGAATTTTGACAGCAAAAACTACAGCTCCTCTTTTAGTACGTTTTTGTACTCAGCTATCTCTCGTCATTATAACGATATGTTTACAGCGGCAGTTTGTGAAAAAAGAAATCCGGGCTGTTTTGTACAGAGTTATGAACAGGTTAATTCTAACTCAGAATATGAGGAAGATGGGGACAGCTTAGGATCATCTGAGTTTTCTGTAGAGTGTGAAGATTACAGCATGGTAGAGATCAGAGATCTCCTGAGTAGACTCAAGCTCTCAGATAAGGAGAGAGTAGTGGTTAATCTTCTCATGGCTGGAAATAGCAAGCCGGACATTGCCCGGAGGCTTGGAGTAAAGACTCCCTCTGTACATAGCTATGTAAAACGTATTGCAACAAAGATAAATTTATCCGGGGCTTATGCCTAAAAACATCCCTCCTCTCTGGTTAATACTATTTGAAACAAGACAACAGGAGAGGAGGTAACACACATGAGAAAGCGTTTAAATGTTTTACTGGCACTGGTTACGGGAAAGGCTATTGTGATTGCTCAAAGTCCTGAGGAAAAAGTAGCGGATGTGTTAGTAGGAAAGAATGTTTCTAAAAAGTATGCAGTCAGTAGCCTGTATAGCACTTTAAAGGCTATGGCACTGTAAATATAAAAAAAAACAAAAACAGGAGGATACAGGAACAATGGGAAAATCATTAGGAGAGTTAATTAACAAGTATGAGGGACAGGGATTTTCAAAAGCTGGTTGGTTTTCACTGAAAGATGATGGAGACTCAGCAACAGTCAGAATGTTACATAAGGGAGCTATCGGTACTGAGCCGGACGGATCTCCTAAGTATGATCTGGATGTATATGAGGTACATAAACTGGATGTTGATGGATCAGGAAGAGACAGAACTGTACTTTGCAAAGGAGAGGGCTGTGAGCTCTGTAAAGCTGGTATTAAGTCACAGCTTAGAATGTTCTTACAGATGGTTAATCTTGATGAGAAAGATAAAGAGAAACAGCTCCAGCTCTGGGAGAGAGGTATCACAGACATTAAGCAGATCTTAGGTATCATTGAGGAGTATGGAGATCTCAACGCAAGAGACATTAAGATTAAGAGATCCGGGGCTAAGGGTAGCATGAAAACTACTTATCAGTATTTCCCTAAAGATAAGACTGAGAGAGAGTTACCGGAAAAGCAGAACCTTGTAGGCTCCCTGATCTTAGACTTATCTCCTGAGGATCAGATCAAGGCTATTGAGGGTAGACTGGAAGTAAAGAAGAATAACAACAATGAGGGCGGCGGCTCATCTGATGGAGCCGGAGACAATACCAGAGTATTTTAAGCTGATGGGAGTGAGGCGGTAAAGTTTCACTCCCATTTTTATAACAGGAGGAAACAGGATGGACAGAAAAGGACTGGAAATAAATATGAGCCGGGAAGAGGTCGGAATGGATGATATCAGTAAAAGACTGGTACATAATAAAGTGTGTAATGTAACAGTAAAGAGAAATAAGAATAAGCTGGAGAACGCTCTTGCAGTTATTCAGGAGCTTGTAAAATCTGGCAGACTCCACGCAGAGGGAGAGGTTGAAACTATCAGGACTCCAGAGAGATTAAAGGAGTACATGGATCACTGTAAGCAGTCTGGAGAGTATGTATTGGACGTAGAGACAACAGGGTTAGATATTTACAATGATATCCTTGTGGGTATCTGTTTATACACTCCGGGAGAGACAAGTGCTTATGTTCCATTTAATCACACAGATCTCCAGAATGTAAGAGTTGCGGATCAGATGAGTGAGGAGCAAGTGAGGAATATAGTGATCCCTTATTTACAGGATCAGGAGCTTAGATGTATTAACCACAATATCAAGTTTGATAATAAGAAACTGGCGTGGGATTGGAAACAGATCATAGTAAATATTTACTGGGATACCCTGATAGCTGGTTATGTCTTAAATGAAAATGAGCCTCACGGATTGAAGCCACTCTATAACAAGTACATCCTCCACGGTAAAGGATCCTCTGAGGATTATGGGGATCTGTTTGAGGGGATCCCATTTAACTATGTTCCTATTGAGGTAGCTACTGTATATGGTGCGAATGATGGATTTAAGACCTATGCTCTGTATAAATTTCAGGCTCAGTATCTTAGAGAAGATCATCCCCGTGAGGACTTTAGGAAAATGTATTATGTTTTCCGTGAGGTAGAGATGCCTCTGATCCCACTCTGTACTGATATGGAAATGAGAGGAGTAGAGATCAGAGAGGATTTTGCTAAGGAGCTATCAGAAGATTTCAACAAAGAAATGATAGAGGTAGAGGCTAAGTGTGATGCTTATGTGGAACAGTTTAAACAATACATACTGGATCACAATAACCTGATGAGACTCACAAAGGGTACTTGTAAGATTAACTATAGCAGTCCTCAACAGGTGGCGGCTTTGTTCTATGATATTTTTAAGCTGAGAAGTGTAAGCCGTAAAGAGCCACGGGGGACAGGAGATAAGATCATACAGAAATTTCTTAGTACAGCGAAAAAGAAAGATACAAAGAAATCAAGAGAGTTTGCTGAGTTTCTGGAGAATTATCAGAGATTTAAGGAAATCAAAAAGCTGTTAGGAACCTATGTGGATAAGATCCCTCAGGTGAAAGAGCCTAAGATTAATGCAGTATATACTACATATAATCAGTACGGGGCAAAGACGGGAAGATTTTCAAGCTCTGATACAGTAAGTAAAATCAATCTCCAGAATATCCCGTCAAAGGAGAAGAGGATCAGGAAGATTTTTAAAGCCCGTGATGGGTATAAGCTGGTGGGTGGAGACTTCTCACAGATTGAGCCCCGTGTACTGGCTTTCCTGTCAGGTGATGAGAGTATGATTAACGCCTATAAAGAGGGGAAAGATCTTTATGCTATCATGGGATCTCAGGTGTATCAGTTACCTTATGAGGATTGTAGAGAGTTTTATCCTGATGGAACTGTAAACGCTGAGGGTAAACACAGACGTACAACTATGAAGAGTGTACTCTTAGGTATCATGTATGAGCGTGGAGCTACAGCTATTGGAGAACAGTTTAATAAGAGTGCTGAGTGGGCTCAGCAGTTGATTGATAACTTTTACAAGAGCTTTCCTAAGATTAACCAGTACCGCCTTAAGATTGAAAATATGGCTGAGACTTATGGTTATGTAACTACTATCACAGGAAGAAAAAGAAGATTGCCGGATATGCAGTTAGAGGATAAAGATGATTACAGATATCAGGAGGCTCACAGACAGAGCCTTAATTCAGTAATACAGGGATCCTCAGCGGATATCATGAAACTTTCCATGATTGCTATTTACAATGATCCACGGTACAAGGCTCTGGACTGTCACATGATTATTACCGTACATGATGAGTTAATCATGGAAGTACCTGAGGATCACATTAAAGAGGGAGCTGAGCTCTTAGTGGGAACCATGAAGAGAGTAGGACATAGCCTGATTGATCTCCCTATGAGTGTGGATGCTGAGGTTAATGATTACTGGTATGGTGAGAATTTAGCTGAGAAATATGGAGTATAAGGAGAGACAGAGATTACAGGAGGAGTGGATCAAAAGTGAAGCTGAAAAGTAACAGATTTGCAGTAATCCCGGTCATGTGCTCTCATTGTAAAAGATATGTCTGGATGGAACCCTATAGATCTGGAGAAACATGGAATAGGTTTATAGATCGGTTTGTAAAGATCCGGCTCTGTAATGAGTGTGTTGGGAGATATGGAGTAGGAGGCACTGATGAAAAGAGTAATAATTGATATACCGGATGAGTACGCCGGAGCGGTAAGTGTAACAGCTATAGGAGTAGGTCAGGTAGGAATGAGATCAGAGGCTCATATAAAAACCACTGTAGTTGTGCTGGGTGGAGAATGTACAGAGATAAAACTGGAGGCTGAGGAAAGAGATGTTTAGTACAGATAATTTACAGGCTGGAGATAGGGTGGTAGTAGTTATCAGTGATACTTTCTCAGGAATTGGAAAGTATATAGGTACAGTTATAAAGAAAACTCCCTCAGGGATGGTAGATGTTAGATGTTGTGGTGGTATGTCCAGATATAAAAGAGATGGGGAGGAGTATGGTAAGAGGGATCTGTATAGTAGGCGGCGAAAGTATTTGATAGAATCTACAGAGGAAGAACAGAAGAAAATAGCTTTACAGAGAAAGAGATCTCAGATGGAGGCATATCTTAAAGATTATAAATATGCTGATCTCAGTTATGAAGATCTGGAAAAGGTTTGTAAGATGCTGGAGGCATTAAAGGAAAAGAGCTCATAAGGGCTCTTTTTTTTTTGATCCTTATGTCTAAATTTTCGTTTTTTTTTGTTACTACTGATCGACTAAGATCAGGAGGTAATAAGGATGAAAGTAGATATTATGAGCACTGAGAAAAAGTATGAGGTTATTTATGCTGATCCCCCGTGGAGTTATAGACAGCAAGGAAGTAAAGAAGCAGTTAGAGGAATGGCAAGACAGCATTACAGCACAATGAGTACAGAGGATATTTGTAAATTACCTGTAAGAAAACTGGGAACAGACTCAGCTATTTTATTCATGTGGGCTACATTTCCGAACATGGGAGATGCTTTAAAGGTTATGGAGTCATGGGGATTTGAATATAAAACAGCGGCTTTTGTATGGGTGAAAGAGAATAAGAAATCAGCCTCATTGTTTTGGGGGATGGGAGCTTATACAAGGGCTAATGCTGAGGTGTGTTTACTTGGTGTAAGTAAAGGCACGAAAGCAAGCCAACAGGTAAAGAAACACAATGTACATCAAATAGTTATGAGTCCTATTGAGAGGCATAGCAAAAAGCCGGATTGTATCCGGGAAAAGATTATGGAGTTGTTGGGGGATGATGTTTCTTGTATAGAGCTGTTTGCAAGAGAGTACGCTCCCGGCTGGGATTGTTGGGGAAATGAAGTATAGTTGTCTAAATTTTATCTCAGATCTGGTTATTACTCAATGAATATAAAAAAGGAGGATACAGGATCATGGGATTATCAAGTTTAATCAAGGTAGCTCAGGGAAAGAACGCCGCTAACGTATCCTTTGAGGATGCTTTTCTTAAAGGGTATGAGGCGGCTGTAGTTAAGTATGAGGAAGAACATAAACAGCCTATCCCGGCTGATTATTTCCGTCCCTCTTCTATGTATGGGTGTGAGAGGATGCTTTATTTTATGAGGACAGGAGAGGAACAGGATAAGGAGGAGCATGATATAAACCTTATGGAGATTTGTCACTCCGGGACAGATAGACATTTACGGATCCAGCACCTTGTAGAGTCTATGGAGGGAGTAAAAACTCTGGATCTGGAGGAGATGGTAAAAGAGGCTCAGGCAAAAGGGGTAAACACAGATTTTGTAGGATGGAATGAAGATCATACAGAGGCAAGGTGTAAAAATGATGAGCTGAGTATCTGGTTCCAGCCGGACGGAGTTTTAAATTTCATGGGTAAAGATGTGATCTTAGAGATTAAAACAGAAAGCACTTACCAGCACTCTAAGAGATATGAGCCTAAGATGGATCATAAGTATCAGGCTACTTGTTACGGTCTGGGGTTAGGGATTGATTACATACTTTTCTTTTATGAGGATCGTAATTTCTGTAGTAAAAAGCCTTACCTCTGGAAGATCACTGATGAGATGAAAGATGAGGTAATAAGAAAGATACACCGTGTAAACTCTTATTTGCACCGTAGAGAGGCTCCTCCGGCTGATAAGGATAAATGTACTTATTGCAGATATAAAGAGGCGTGTAAGCGGCTTGAGAATGCTCAGAGAGAACGAGAGATAGCTGATACATATATTCCTCCTGTAGGAGAGGAGGGTTGGTTTAATGGCTGAGAGAAAGAAGAACATGGGAAAGGTCTTTGAGAAAGAGTTTAAGGACAGTGTCCCGGCTGATTGCTTTCTTGAAAGATACAAAGATGATACAAGTGGTTTTTATGGGGTAAGTAATCCGGCTGACTTCCGGCTATTTAGATTCCCTACACTTATTTTGATAGAGCTCAAAAGTCATAAAGGAAAGAGTTTTCCTTTATCAAAGATTAGACCAGCTCAGAAAAAAGCAATGTTAGCCGCTGTAAAGTATCTGGGTGTGTACGGGGGATACATGATAAACTTCCGGGATCTGGAAGAGACTTATTATTTGACAGTATATCAGGTAGATGATTTTGAGAAAGCTGGAGAGAGAAAAAGTATTCCTGTGGAGTTTTGTAGGGAGAATGGTATCAGGATCCCGTCAGAGAAGAAAAGAACCCTGTACAGATATGACCTGAGCTCATGGCTTAAAAGATATGAGTTAAGTGTGGAGGTGAGATAGGTGGGAGTGTTAATGGATATTAGTCAGGTTGGAAAGCATTGTGAGACAAAGGCAGACAGTACCCTTAATAACATGAAGAAAGCGGATCTGATCCAGTATATAAGAACCTTAGAGCATAATTACAATGTTGCTGTAGATTTTAACATCCAGCAAGTGAAAAACTTTCAGAGGATGGAGGACAGGATTGTAAAAGAGCTGGAGGGGTGCAGTATTGTAATGTCTACTGAGAGTGTCCCTCACAGATATTTTAAGGCGGTAAGCGTAAAGAGAGCCGTGGACATTGTGAGGAGAGGAGGAGTATCTCATGGGAGTAAATAAGACGGTAGTTACAAAGTGGTTAGAGGATAGTGGATTTACTAAGTGGGCTGTATGTAGAAATGGTTACAATACAGAGGATCAGTATATAGACGAGGATGGTATTAACATCTGGATTAACTGGGAGTCTGGTAACTTCCGTTTTGCGTGGGTGATTCCTCATACAGTGTTTAAAATTGTAAGCGGTGATATGTCTCCTGTATGGAGATTGGATCATCTGGAGAAGATGTATAACAAATTTTTACGGGAGGTTACAGTTCATGGCAAGTAGTGAGAAGCTTAAAAAGCTGATTGAAGAAGTCCGGGAGGAGAGCTCTGTAGCTGTACAGTTTAGTGAGAAACTTACAAAAGAATACAGTGAGGATCTTGATAACGCTATTAAGGAGCTGGAGGTTATTATGGACAGCATTGGAGAGAGCTCTATAGAGGATATTCCAGATACACAGCTTGAGTATTATTGTGTTAAGATCCCGGCTCTCATGTATAGAGCTGGGGTGAAGCTGGAAGAGTTTGGACTCATGGCAGATATAAGCTCCAGTCAGAAAAGACAGGAATACAATGAGGCAATGTTAAAGGTATCCGGGACAGTACAGGAGAGAAAGGCAAGAGTAGAACAGCTCACAGAGGATAAGGCTCTTGTAGAGGTTATTTATAAGAGAACCTATAACAGCCTGAGAGGAAAGTTGGATATGGCTGAGAAGATGTATAGCGGCTTAAAGAAAGCATTATCTAAGAGAATCTCAGAGAGTGATCTGGATAGGTTCAGTAAAGACAGTTATGTGAGGAGAAATGAGGAGGATTAAATGGTAGTAGATATTTTGGGAACTGAGTATACAGTAACAAGAAATACCTCAGCTATTGAGGATATGGGGGCTGATGGAATCTGTCAGCCTTATGATAAGAAAATCATTTATAGAGAGCTGAAAGATTTCTTAGGTAAAGATGATAGCTTAACAGCAAAGAGAGTAAGGAGAGATCAGGTTATCCGGCATGAGGTTATTCATGCTTTCTTTGCTGAGAGTGGTTTGATTGAGTATGGAAATGATGAGGTACTTGTGGACTGGATGGCTAAGCAGTTACCAAAGATTCAGGAGACAGTAGAGAAGATTATAAAAGTAGATTATTTTGAGGAGGGTTAATCATGGATGTTAAGAAATATGAGGTACTGGATGAGACTGGCTGTGTAATTGCTACAGGAATGAGTTTAATAACGGCTTTAATGGTAATGGAGGCATTCTGTGGAAAGTATTATCAGGAGCGTATAGAGCTGACGTTAAAAGAGTTGGATAGAACAGAGGAGAATGTAAGTGAAAGATAAGAGAGATTTCATGGATAAAACAAATTCATTTCTTGAGGAGATGGAAAAAGCCGGGATCAGTATATCTAATCAGGATGGGGAAACGGCTGTGATCTGTGAGGATTGTGTAGTAGTAATAAGTAAATCAGGAGATAAGGTAGCAGTTGACTTTATAAATCAGATAGAGCGGCTGGACTATAAAGTAGGATTTACTCAGGAAGATGTGGAGGATTTTATGATCCTTGAGGAGCTTATAGGAGGTGCTGAGAATGTCTGAGATTGATGATCTGGTAGCAAGCGTAAATAAGAAATATAAAACAAACATTGTGAGAAAAGCCTCTGAGCTCAAGAGTGTGGAGTTTATCCCGTATACCTCCCCTAAAATGAATTATCTCACAAGAGGAGGAGCCCCGGTAGGGAGAATGATAGAGCTTGTAGGACTTCCTCAGAGTGGTAAAACTACTACAGCTCTGGACATTATCTCTAATTTTCAGAAAAAGTATCCTGATAAATACTGTGTGTATCTGGATGCAGAAAACACGATAGATAAGGAGTGGGGAGAAACTCTGGGAGTAGATTGGAGTAAGGTTATCCTGATCCAGCCGGAGAGTGAGTATGGAGAGGAGCTCTTAGATATGCTCTTAGACTATATAAAGTCTGGTAAGGTAGGCTTAGCAGTCTTAGACAGTGCTCCTTTTATCGTACCTAAGGCAGTACAGGAGAAAGGGCTGGATGAGAAAAGCTATGGAGGTAACAGTGCTCTTATGAAAGCCTTTTGTGATAAGGCTGTACCTCTCTGTAAGAAAGCTGAGTGTACTTTCCTGATGATTAACCAGCTCAGGGAGAATATTGGAAATATGTACAAGCCTTATAAAATCCCTTGTGGTACAGCAATAGCTCACGCTTGCTCACAGATCTTGTGGTTTACAAAGGGATCCTTACTTGATGAGAAAGGTGAGGAGAAAAGTAGTACATATTCGGATCCGGTAGGAAATGTGGTAAATGTCCGGGTTGAAAAGAATAAGGTTACAAAAAATGACAGGAGACTGGACAGCTACACTCTCAACTATTTCCGTGGAGTGGATGATGGTACAGATACTATTGATCTGGGAATAAAATTGAATGTGATTGAACAGACCGGAGCATGGTTTAAGGTTCCTGTTAGTGATGGCTCAGAGAAGAAGCTACAGGGCAGAGCCGGAGTAATCAATTACTTTTATAATGATCTGGATGAGTTTGATTGGTTAAAGGGGAAAGTAAATGAGAGAGCAATGCAATGATTTAACGGCTAAAAAGATAGGATCCAGACTGAGGCAGATAAGAGAGGGAAGAGGACTCACACAAAAAGAGGTAGCAGATGAAGCTCAGATAACTGAGGTAAGCCTTAGTAGATATGAGAATGGTGAGAGGGTTCCTAAAATAACTGTTTTCTTTAAAATTTGTAATGTGTTATGGGTGTCTATGGATAGTGTTATTGAGTATTGTATGAAGAATTAGGAGGAGCTGAGAGGCTCCTCTTTTTGTGAGGAGAACAAAAAGAAAGTTTTGAAAACCTATATAATATCTATTGACATATTAACTAAAAGGTGTATAATATCTCTTGTAAGGAGCAATATATAAAAAAAAATCGGAGGTAAGAGATATGAGATATAAAAATAGTGATGATAACAGATACAGAGTACAGTTTATGGTAGCAACAGAGAAACTTATGGATCAGCTTACAGTTAAAGAGTTTATCTCTTATCTGGAAGAAAATGCAGAGTTTGAAGATTATACAGTAGAGTACATTGACGGAAAATGTGTTAAGTGTAGAGCTTATGATCTTAAAGAAGCTGACAGCAATTTACATAAAGAGTTCTTAGTAACAGAGGACGGTAGAGTATTTTACTGGAGATCATTAAATTGTAAGGTTGAGTTAGTAGACCGGGAGGAAGAGATGGAAATTAAAAGATTAAAAAATGCTAAGTTTGGCACAAAGGAGCTCCATGTAGTTGTTACAGGTTGGGCTTTCTATGTAAAAGGTAAGGGCTATGTAGCTTATAGCTCAAATAGAGATAAATACGGTATCTTAGCTCCTTATATTCCTTGTGGAGGGAAAAGAGCTTTACAGGCTATCTTAAATGCCGGAGGGTTTATCAGTTTTGAGGGTATGGAATATGTAAAGGAGTTGGGAGCCTGAGGGCTCCCAGAAAGGTGGAAGTTATGGCGATACATAAAATTGAAAAACACTTGTATGAAAGAGCAAACCATACAGTGAGAGAAATGTATAGAGTTTTCCGTTATGAAAATGTACAGATATACAATGAAAAGACACCCTCACAGTTGACAAAAAGAGAAAAAGAAGCATTTAAAACAGTAGGAAAAACAGTATATCATTTTTAATGGAGGTAGGTTAGAGCTATGGCAGTAATGAGTATGAGACAGGTAGTAAGTGCAGTAAATGACAAAACACAGGTGAAAATATATAAAGGAAAATCCCTTGTAACTAAAGGAAATTGGTATCAGGATAACATTTTACATTATATCAAAGAGCCTTTAGTAGAGGCTGATCTGGACGCTGTAAGTAACGTGTGTAAGGTACATCTGATGTAGGACAAATGGTTTTGTGTGGGATATGAACTATGAGGAGGTAGACTTATGTTAGAAAAGAAGATTAGACGTTATAAGTTGATGGACGCTCATAGAGAACTTGTAAGAACTGGAAAGCTGTATGAGGCTTATTTAGTTCTGAAGCTCTTGAGAAAGGGAAAACTTAAGTTATACTTAGGGGATGCAGATTGGAACGTAGAAAAGTTATGTGAGGATCTGGGTTGTAAATTTGGTTATAATAGTCGGGGATACACAGCAATGGTTTATATTTAAACTGTAGAGATTTATGGTATAATGAGAAAAAAAAAGACAGAGAGGTTTTTGTATGAGAATATCTGAGGCAAGAAAGTTAAAAGAGGGAGATGTTGTTATAACTCCTCATGGTTTTCCTTTAATGGTGTGTTCTATTAGTGAATTTAATTCTCCTCTGGGTAGAAATACTATTGTCTATGTAAAAGGCAAGACTGATAACGGTGATCTGATGAAGTTTAGCCACAAAGAGCTGAAATTGGAGGAGAGTCATGAGAATAGATGAAAGAGAGGAACTATATAAGAAAATTTATAAAGACAGTCCGGCTATAGATCCTGTAGTAAGTCTTATGAATAAAACAGACTGGGTAACAGGAGATCCTTTTGAGAAACTGGAGGCACTGAGAGAGCTTAACACAGATCTCTCAGACCTCTATCAAGTATCAATTCCAGTTATAACAGTCTG